CACTCGCGGATGAGCCTGAAGAAATGGGGCCAGAGATGGCGGTCGTCTTTTTGCGCGAGACCTTTGCCTGCGGCGCTGAAGGGCTGGCAGGGTGCGGAACCGTGCCAAATTTCTCTATCTTCTGGCCAACCTGCGAACCGGAGGGCCACGTCCCATCCCCCGATTCCTGCAAAAAATCCGACCCGTTTAAAATTTCTGACGTCATCTGGTTTTACCTCAATTATTGACCGATTATCCACTTCCCCGTCTGTGATATGTCCAGCGGCGATAAGCTCCCGGAGCCATGCACAGCAACGCTCGTCACTGTCGTTATAGTACGCCCACTTTTTCACAAGAGAAAAAACCCGGCAGCAACTTGCGCCACTGCCGGGTTTCGAGTTTAATTCACCGTAGGACTAGGCCGCAAACGTATCTTCGTCGACAGGTGCAGCGCCGGTGGACTCCTGGCCTTCGACGGCCCCGAAGTCATCCTCGGCCTTGCTCCGGCCGCTGAAGGGCTCTCCATCCCGCAGCTTCTGGATGTTCTGGAGACCCAAGCCGACGCCCTTATTGCCCGCCTGGTCGTAGTAGAAGGCATTGACCGTGGCGCGGGCGTAGCAGCCGGGGTAGAACTCCTCCGCGCTGATGATCGCCTGCAACTGCGCGTCGACCAACCCCGGCTTGGTCTTGCTCCGGGCAGTACAGAACATGGTGTCGGCATAACCGTCCTGCTCCTTCTCGCTACCGTTGCGCAGGGGGTTCTTCAGGCCCTTCGGACGCTTGCTGGCGTCGGGGAACTTCTCCTCGACGGCGTGGCGGATCAGGGCGACCAGCGCCTTGTACTCCGGCGTGGCCTGCGCCTTCTTGTCGAAGAGCATGGTGACGCTGTACTTCTTTTCCTGGCCCTGCATTCCCGAGGGCTCGAAGACAGCGGGGAAGCTGACGCGAAACTCCGGGGTGGTGACTTTCTTGATTTCAGTTTTTTCAGCCATTTTCGTTCTTTCGTTTTTTGTTGTTTTGGTTTTTCTGTTTTTCGCTCTACGGGAGCAAAAGTCTAGGGAAGAAGGACGTTCTTACTTTCCTCAAGTTCGATGCGCTTCTCGATAAAGTGAATCGCCTTTTTCAGGTCTTCAACCCCGCCCTTATCACGCCATCGGGTCAGATATTTTATAGCGCAGCCCTCGAGAAAAGGAATCTCGTTCGCATCGATAAAATCCCACGGCTGGATCTTCAGCTCCTTGTAGTGAGATCCGCCATGCTGCTGTTCGTTGGCGCTCACTTGAGGAAGTCCTCGTCGCAAAAGTCCATCACCGCGTTACGCGTCACGCTCGGGCGCTTGTCAGACAACGGAGCGATGATGTGCCCGGTGTCAGGGCGAGTGATGAGATCCTTGGGCATCTCTGCTTTTTTCATGGCCTTAAGCGCCTTCTCGGCTTGAGCGACGGAGATAACCTCCGGCGTGGAGACAGCCTTGTCTCCGATCTCTTTGCGCAGGTAAACCTCTGCTTTAGCCTCGTCAGTCCACGCCCGATTCGCCCGCTTCGCCACCAGCTTGAAGCCGGGGACAGTGTTCCCAAGTTCCAACTCGGTCTGCGCGCGAGCTTCGATCGCGTTTAGCCACGAGTTCAACGCATCCTTGGCTTCCAGCACTCGGGCAAGCTGCTCGAGGGTCAATGCCTCCGGGGCGACCGGCTTGATGCTCGCCGCCGGCTGGGCAAAATCGACCTGGGCCAGTTGCTGCGCCTTCTCGTGCTGGGCCGGGCAGACGGATTTTCCGGGGCAGAACCAGCAATGCTCGCCCGCCACATACTCTGTCTCCAGTGACTCAGTGGCCGTGACGGCGGGAAAGAGCACACTGCGCCGCCAGGTCAGCAAATCCCCGATCAGCATCTTCTCTAACTGGATGCGGTTCTCCTCGTCATCGAGCCGCGGCTGGACGATGCCGTAGACCAGCGACGTCACCTTCTTGACCTGTTCAAGCGAAAGAGACTCATAGGCGCCAAGGGCGTAGATGAGGAGCTGGGGATTGTCCTTGGTGGTAACGGGTTTACCTGTACCGAATTTCAGGTCGCGAACATGCAGGGTCGTTCCCCGCAGCGCCCAGAAGTCGCAGGTGCCGCCGAGTTCGAGCGACACCTTGGGCAAGGTGAACTTGGTTTCGCTGCCGTGGATGACGTCACGCTCGTTCGGTTGGCACATCAGACTGCGACAGTGATCGACGTAAATCTGCGTCGGTTCGCACATCGACTCAGGAATGAGCCAATCCGTATCTGGGCAGCGTTTACCGATGAAGTCCCGGCAATTCTTGCCCGAAGTCAGGCACTGCTCCGCCAGCCAATGCGCGGTAGTGCCCTCCTGGGCGTAGGACGAGGAGACGTTAGGGACGCTGGCCCGCAAGGCTGGTTCTGCGGAGCAGACCAGCCAGCGGGATGCGGCGGATGGGGCGAGGGGATAGTGTTTGGGCATGTCAGTACTTTTTTTCCGTCAGATAGCCGATGCTGACATAGCGATAGCCCTGATCCCTCATTCGGGTCCTCCACTCGGAGACCGTCTGCGGCTTCCGAGTGGCCAGATCGATGCGTTGGAAGAGGTTCACGCTGCGAACGGGTCAGGGGCTGCGGCGGCAAGGGCGGTCGATTGCACGAGGGTGTGCAGTTCGGCCAGCTTCTCGTCCGGTACTTCGACCAGTGTGCTGTACAACAGCGTACCATCGGCCGGATTGGTGGCGAAGCTGGCAAACAGCTTCTTGCCTCCTTCCCTGCCTACCCCGGGTATAGCCATGTAGCCGGCAAGGGCGCTGCGGATCATGTCGCGAGTGACGGGTATGCCATCGGCTTTCTTCTCAGGATGGTCGGCGGCTGATGTCTCCTGCGGTGCTGAAGCGGCAGCGGATTCTGTGGCGGTCTTCGGCTTGGGGCCACGCTTCTTGGGCGTGGCGGATTCGGCGGCCGTTGTCCGGGCAGCGTCTTCTCCGATCCCGGTTTGTGGCCCGTTACTGCGATCACGGTGCGGATCGCCCGGCTCTCCGGTTGCGGTGTCGATAAGGAACTGCTGGCCGATGGTAATGAGGCCGGCGACGATGTTTCGGATGGTGTAGATGTTGATCACGGGTTTTCTGTGTTTTGGTTTTTTGTTGTTGGTTGGCTAATCGGTGAAAGAGTGATCGTAAATGACTTCGTCGGGATGCAAGCCATTTGCCATCGCGTACTTCTTGTACTCGAACCGTAGAACCTTCAGTGCTGATTCAGGAGTAAGATGGAAAAAGATTTTCAGGGGTTCGTGTGAAGTCCTAAACACGAACTTCGGATCGGCTTTTTGTTTGCCTCGCATCATAAGAAAAGCCATATCGAAATAGTAAGGCAAGAACTGACCATCGGGCACGATGTAGTAAAGCGTCTTTGTCGAAGTGGTACAAAGCCTATCCAGTGCATCCAGAATCTGCTTGTGTGACCTGCCCGTCTGGCGAAGGGGATCAGCCATGTTAGTTTCCATGTAGGTGCGAAGGTTCGTGCGCGGGCTTGTCCATTAACACCTCAAGAGCGCGAATTATTTGTGCTCGGAGGTCGTAAGGGGTGACCGCAGTCAATTCTGATAGAATCGCTGTTGCCTCATCGATACGATTGACAAGCTTAGAGACCTCCGCCTCACGACCGGATTGCTTGTCGATCCAGGCGAGAAACTGTTTGGTGGCTTCTTCGGAAGTCATCCGATGCCACCTGCGATTGTTGACGACGGCTAGCAGTTCGCAAACGGATAATCCGCCACGGCTGTTCAGGTGTTCCAGCGACTGGCTATGGTTGATCTGCGCCTGCTTGTCGAAGTGCTCGATCCACCTCCACGGAATGCTTGAGGGGCAACCCGGATAACCCTCCGGCATCACGGAAAATCTCCGGGCGTTTAGCTTGGCGAATTTCCAGCCCCACTCCTCGATCTCTGTTTTCAACCGGGTAATTGTCTCGTTCAGCGTAAAGGTGGCGCACCGCGCCACCTCCTCCAAACCTTCATGGTGCACAGCGGCGGCGATCTCCTCCGGGATAATATCCAAGCTTTTTAGGCTATCCGCTGCACCGGCGCATCCTCTCTCATAGGTGTCCTCTATCGTTTCAGGGATTTCCATAATTTGTTCCGGGTCATTCATGGCCGTTTATGAAGGTTGTAATAGACAACATGTATCGGCCAACATGGGAGCAAGCAAACGTAGAAATCCCAAATATCAAAATCCCCTCCCCGCGACACGTCCCAAAATACCCCAATCCAAGTATCGCGTGGCTCATACTCCAAAGTTATTCTTGGCTTCATGCGAGCACCTCATCCAGCACAGCTTGTTTTTCGATATTTCGACGGGCAATGTGGGCATCGAGCGAGCCATTCAAAACGAGGAACTGCCCGATGACAACATCCTTCTGCCCGATCCGGTGGCAGCGATCGAGTGCCTGCTCGTTCTTGCCTGGGGTCCAGTCCTGCTCGACAAAGATGACGAGCGAAGCGGCGGTCAGGGTGATGCCCACACCGGCCGCCTCGATGTTGCCGAAGAACAGACGGCAGGAGGGGCGGCGCTGAAACCAGTCGACCGAATCGTTCTTGTCCTTGGCGTTCATTCCGCCGTGGAACGTGACGTAGGCCATTTCCTCGAACTGGGCCGCGATGCCCCCAAGCACGTCCCCAGGATCACCGAAGAACACCATCTTGCCGATGCT